TTGTGGTCTTGGGCTAGGTGGTCTGAACCACGAAACACAAACCATATAATAAATGGCTAAATTACTGGTTTTTATTGGCTAGTATAACATCAAGATGAAAATATTATCACAAAGGGATTCTTCGTGGGCTAATGTAAAAATAGGAAAGTCAAATGAAACAGTCGGAAAGTCTGGGTGTCTTATTACTGATAATTCGATGATTACTCATTATATTGAGAATTATCGTGATCCAGCTTGGATGGCTAAAAATCTTGATTTTACTGATGACGGATATTTATACTGGCAATCATTAGTTAGGGTGAAATTAGATTTTGTTTATCGTTTTTATTATCGAGACGATACAAAAATAAAGAAAGCTTTTGCTGATCCCGATCAGTTTATAGTTTTGCAAGTTGATAATTACCACTGGCTTTGGTTAGTTGGAGTAGTAGGGGGATATAAAATAGTAGATCCATATTATGGTGATATTATTTATTGGAATAAAAGATATAAAAAGATAACAGGATTTGCAATTTTAGAAAAACAAGATGAAGATGAATTGACTGAAAATGATGATGTAAATGAAGAAGAATCAATTATTTCTGGAGATAGTCCAGATTTTCTTGCACTTGAAAAAGGAGATAAATTTTTAGATATTTCTCATTGGAATTCAATTGAAGATTTGTCTAAAACAAAAAGTGCTGGATACAAAGGAATTATCCATAAATGTTCTCAGGGAACATCAAACAAGGATAGTGCTTATATTGCCAATAAGTCAATTATTCGTGATTTGGAATTTGCTTTTGGTGCTTATCATTTTTCCAATGCTGGAGATTTTGCTAATGAAGCTGAATGGTTTGTCAAAAATATCGGTGAAATAAGAAATGGAGATATTATTGTTCTTGATTATGAGATATACGCAAGAAGCGATGCGGATCAATGGTGTTTAAATTGGATGAATTATGTTAAAAAAATAACTGGATTATCAATGGATAGAATAATACTTTATACATATCACGGAATGCTGAATAAATATAAATTTGATAAAGTGGCAAAAGCAGGATACAAATTATGGGTGGCTAGATATGGACTTCAAGAACAAGAACCAAATAAAAAATATAAACCATCAACAGGATCATTTGATAAGGCTTGGGGTTGGCAATATTGTTCCCAAGGAGAAGTTCCAGGAATTAATAAAAGAGTTGATTTAAATATAATTTGTTAATTAAAAAAATATGCAAAAAATTAAAGAATTTTTAGCAACGAAGACTGGAGAGCAAATTTATTCATTTGTAAAGACGTATTTTACTGTGTTTTTTGGAATAGTCTTGTTTGCTCATGAAAGTGGAGTTAATATCTTCACAAAAGAGTTTATTTTATCAGCCTTAATGACTTCATTGGTATCTGTTATTAGGAATATTTATAAGTTTTTAACAGAATCAAAAACTTCAGAAATAGTTGGATAATTAAATATCTTGACAAACAAAAGAAAATATCTTATTATAAGCATATAAAGATCAGCGTGAAGTCTTTTGAGGGCTATTCTTAGCATCTCTTATGAGATTTTCACGCATTTCATATAAGATGCTAAGCATAGTTCTCAAAGATCTATGCTTTTTAGTATAGCGGAATGGAGCAGTCTGGCAGCTCGGATGACTCATAATCATCAGGTCGGAGGTTCAAATCCTTCTTCCGCAACATAATAAGTTAAATATAATTAAATGCCTTATCCTGGCGTGCCCAAAGAATTAACACCGAAAATGGATCGGTGTGTAAGAAAAGTAATGAAAGACGGAAAATCAAAATCTTCCGCTATTGCTATTTGTAAAACTTCAATCATGAGCCAGACAGAAAAGACGAAGGAAGAAAAGGAACCTTGGAAAACTGTTGAGGGAAAAGAAAAGCGTTATTTATACTTTACTTCTGAAAATTTTAGTAAAGATGAAAAAGAAAAAACTATAGATAAAACTAAAGAGGGAAAACTTTTAAAAAATGTTGAAATATTTAAAGTTGGAACATATCGAGGAATAGAATATAAAGAATCAGCATTAGATAAGATGGTTGCTAATTTTCATTACTTAAAAGCATTTGATATATTTGCTCATGTTCCAGTTAGAGCAGATCATCCATCAATGTTCGGGGTAGGTGATATTATAGATAAAGTTGGAGGATATGTGGCTGATTTGCGAAGAGATGGGAAAAAACTTGTTGCTGACATAAGAATTACTAGCGAAAAGATGTGGAATAAGATAATGGAAGGTTCTTATGTAAATAGATCTTCTGAAATTGGAACCTATGATGACAATCAAGGAACAATATATAGTCCTGTTTTATATGGTTTTGCTTGGGTAGATATTCCTGCGGTTGAAGGATTATCTCCAAAATTTTCTTATTCAAAAGATAAGAATGTAGAATTAATTAATCTTAATAATGAAGTTAATATGGAAGAAGAAAAAATAGAAGAAACTTTTCCTCCAAAGGAAGAAGAATCTGAGGAAAAAGCTGAAGAATCAACAGAAGAAACTGTTGAAGAAAAAAAAGAAGAAGTTGAAGAAAAAATCGAAGAAACTGTTGAAGAAAAAAAAGAAGAACTTAAAAAAGAAGTTAAAGTCGAATCAAATTTTGATAAAATGTTCCCCAAGGAAGCAGAGGAACTAAGAAAGTATAAAGAGAAAGAGTTCGATGACTTTTTTTCTAGTCTCGTAGCTGATGGAAAAATAACTCCAGCAATGCTCGAAGAAGAGAAAAAATTTGCTAAAACTCTTAGCGTAGAAGCTTTTGCTCAATATAAAATTCTTAAAGAATCTGCACCTAAAGTTGTTAAGTTCAATGATGAAGGAGTAGCAACTGATTCTGATAAACCAGAAGAAGAAGCTAATCCAGAAAAAGAAGCTGACAAAGCAGCGGAAGGTTTTATCAAGGAAACTGAATAATAAATAATTAATTTTAAAAAGACATGAGAGATATTACTCCAGCGTCTGGTATAAAGATAAAGGAATATCTTTATTCCACAGAAGGGAAAGAGCTTGATAGTGCTACAATTGATGCATCTGCTGTATCAACTGTAGATTCTGACAGCAAAAAATATCTGAACAAGGGAGTGGTTCTTGCTAGAATTACTTCTCCAGTAGCAGCATCTGGACTCGTCGGTCCTTATAGCTCAACTGCTTCAGATGGAAGGCAGTCAACCGCAAATATAGTAGGCATTAACGACACTTTCGCCGATCTAAGTGATGGCGATAAAGAAGTCGGTGTATTAGTTAGAGGAACTGTGAACGAAGATCAGGTCGAGTTCAATGGTTCAGTTGGTCCGCATACTGAGTTGACCAAGGGATATTTCAGAACATCTGGACTAGATATTCTTTTCAAATAATTAATTAGAATATAAAGAAATGAGTGAAAAATTAGAAGTTTGCGGAATGGACCAAAAGACCATGACCAAGGTTGTCAATAAGCTTGAAAATAAGGGTGGCAAAAAAATTGGTCTTGAGTTTTTACCATTTTATGATGTCGCAACAGAGAAATTGCAATGGGATATAATGAGAGCTGCTAATCCTATGGCAAATTTCAGAGCTGTAGATGGAGAATCTGAATTGGTTGGTCGTAGGGCTTTTGATAGGGGATATGCTGAAATTGTTAGTATGTCAATTAAGGAAAGATTTAATACTTCAGATTTGAGAGCAATAAGAGAGGCGGGAATGCTTCCAGTTGTTGATAATAATCCATCAATGATTGCTCAAATGGGTGCTGAAGCTAAGAAAAAGTTAAGACAAGCACTTGAAAGATGTAAAACTGCAGTAGATAATCGTGTCGAGTGGATGGCTATAAATGCTCTACTTGGAAAAATTGAATTTAGTGGAAAAGTTAAGTTTTCGGTAGATTATGGAATTACTCCAGGGCAAACTGGAATTATTCCTAGTATTCTTTGGAGCTCAACTTCTTCTGCCGATCCGCTTGGAGATATTCAGACTTGGCAAGATTTAGTTCAAGAAAATACTGGAATTGTTCCGAATACGATTATTATGAGTAGGGCTGTTCTTCGATTGATTTCCAAGAATACGACAGTAAGAGATGCGATGAAATATACCAATCCTGTATTGAATCTCGCTGCTGCTAAGAAGTTTATTGAAGATAATACGGAAGTAACGAATGTTATTGTTTATGATTCGATGTATACCGATAATGATGGTGGAAATTCAACTAGATTTCTTGATGAGAGTTATATTATTATGCTTCCAGGAAAAGATCAGCTTCCTGATGGAGTTGGAGATATTGCTAGAGCTGGTCATCCGTTGGCTAATTACCAACCAGGATATTACACATTCCAGAAAGAAGAGATTGATCCGTATGGAGTATTTGTTGGTGTTGGTCTTGATGCATTTCCTAGGATTACTCACCCAGAAGTTCTTCTCAATGCAAAGGTTAAATAGTTGTAATCTTGCACACAGGGCTCTATTGAGCCTTGTTGCAAGAATATAAATATGACAACATATTCAACTGATTTAGATGTAAGCGAAAAATATTCCCATATAAAAATTCCATCAGGAGTTTTGGTATCAAGTTATCGAGAATCAGCTTATTATGAAATAAATTCAAAATTAAGAAAGATATATACTGTTCCGATAGATTCTACTGATGTTATTGATTTAGGAATTTTGAAAAGCACCGAATCCTCATTGGTAGCAGGAAGAGTTTTGACTGCGATAACGCTTGATGGGGAAATGGAAACAGTTCATGAGTATGGAGTGTTTTTGATAAATGAAGGAAAGAGATTATTGAAAGAATTAGTTGATGGAGATATTGTTTTAGAAGAAGCAACAAGAGCAACAGATGATGATAAGGATTTAATTGGAGCACCTATTATTCAGGGAAAAGCGGCTGATGACTATGGAACATTCGATAGACCGATGTCAGGTATTGAAAATGATGCTATTGAGGGAAAGGTTGATTCTGAAAATTACAATAGTTTAGAAGATACTAGAACTATATGATCAGTATTTCAATGAGTGGGGTGGCTAATGTTAATAAACTATTAGCCAATTTAAAGGGAATAGATAGATTTGTTGAAATGTGGATGAAATCAGGAGAAGTTGATTCGATAATGCAAAAAAGTTTTCTTGAAAATTTTAGAAAAGAAGGTAGACCAAGCAGATGGGAGGAATTGTCCGAAGAAACAATTAAATCAAGAGATTATTTGGGATATGATGATGGTCCAATACTTCAAAGAAGCGGTAAGTTAATGGATTCAGTCACTGAATTAAAGGGAGATGTTTATAGGGGAATTGGAAAAACGACAATGATGTGGGGAATTGCTCAAATAGAAGGAAATCAGAAAACTAAATTTTATGCTCATCAAAAAGGGAAAGGAAAGTCTGGACAGAAATTGCCAAAAAGACAAATGATAGGATTTCAAAATGAAGATGCAAATAAATTACGAACCAGTATGGCTAAATTCATTTTTAACTTAATTGGATGAGAAATATAATTTTAAATAATATTAAGACTGGATTGGAAGCTGAAATAGGAAGTGGAAGTAGTTATGGAAGTGATTTAATCGAAGATATTCAGACTAGAGTTCCTGAATCAGTAACAGTAAATAAATTTGTTGGAATTACAATTGATAGAGTTTCTCCACTGGAAAGATCAATAGGAAAGTTTTATCCGACTAATCATGAGTATATTTGTACGTTGGCGGTATTAGTAAAAAATGCAGATCATAATGACGGACAAACTCAACTAGATACGATAGTAAGAAGAATATTGAAATATTTTTCAAAAGATACTGGTTCTCTTAATGGATTATCTGACACTACGGATGATGTTCAGGAAACAGTAATTACTTATCGGATAGATTCTTTGGACTATACCGATGGACGTTTAAAGGCAGGGGAGGTTGGTCATATTTGTTTTATATCATTATCAATAAGAACTGAATTAATAATTTAATTATTTTAAAAAATGTATACATCAGAAACTGGAAATGTAGGATTAGCAATCCAAGATGTCAAAGGAACTTTTAAGGCTCCTACTGATTATATGAAAGTTAGCAGTGTTGATCTCAATCCAGAGGGAGATAAATTAATACCAGATCCAGAAATAGGATCAATTAGTGATATTGATGAAGTGCATCAGGGGACTTATAAAATTTCAGGAAGCCTGGAAGCTTATGTTAGACCAGAGGCTATTGGGATTCTTCTTTATGGAGCATTGGGACATAAAACTGCTTCTGGTTCAGTCGGAACTGGTGCATATCTTCATAACTTTTCACCGATTGCATCGGGTTCTCTTCCTTGGATTTCTGTTAAGAAAACCATTTCTGATAATATTCAAGTATTTAATTATCAAGATTGTAAAGTTGAAGGATTTACTTTAGATATTAATGCTTCAGAATTTGCTACTGCTAAATTTGATATAGTTGGAATTAGTGATGAAATAGGAACTGCGGTAACTCCTTCTTATGAAACTGCTCCAATTCTTGTGGCTACTAAAGCCACTATCAATATTGGAGGTGTAGCAGTATCAGCCAAGAGTGCTTCAATTGAATGGAAAAATAATCTTGAATCAGATGATTTCAGAGTTGGATCAAGGTTTCTTGGAGACATCGAAGAAAAACGAAGAGAGATTGATATTAAGATGGATGTTGTTCTTGATACTACTTCAGAACTTTATAAGAAAGCATTTTATGGTTCTGCTAGTGCAACTGAAGCTGGATTTGCTGTGTATGCGGACAGTGTAGATATTATTTTGGAAAGTGCTTCTAATATTAGCACTTCAGGACTTCCTTATAAGATTCTGTTCCAAATTAAAAATGCTACATTTATGGCTGCACCAACACCTGCTTCTGGAGATGATTTAGTAGTAATTCCTTTGGAATTAAAAGCGACTAAAGCGGTTGGATATAATATTATGGAAATCCATATTTGGAATGGAAAAGCTAGTTATTAAATAACTTAAATACGGGGGTAATTGTTTGCCAATGGCAATTACCCCCAGAACATTGGTATGAGTGAATTTTATTTCGGAGTCAAAAAGACTCAAAAAATGTATCTTGACGATACAAAAGAACAGTGGATTGAATACAAGATGCTTACTGAAGGAGAAAGAATTAAGTATCAAGATGAGGTTTCGGGAAAAGTAAGTTTTGATCAGTCAACTCAAAAAGCTGAAATTGAAAGTAAAGTGGGGAGCGATAGACAAAAACTTATCCAAATAGCGGTCTGTGGATTTAATATTTTTATGCCAGATCCAGAAAATGCAGAAGGAAAGAAAGTAGAAAATGCTTTTAG